GCTCGTGATTTCCTCGACCGCGCCGCCGCCTATCGAGGCGTCGAAGGACCAATATTCCAAACGAATTGTTCCGTCCGGGTTGAGCACCCAAAGCAAAGAACTTCCGACTAGCAATCGGTCCAATGCGCTGGCGATCGTTTCGCTTGAGTCCGTGACATGCAGGCCGACCAACGCGGGACGCGCGGCATTTGCAGCGGCGAGGTTCGAGACGGTCAAGCCACCAAACCCGGCTATCAGGTTCGCGATCTGTGGCGCGGTATTTTGGAGCCCTGAATAAGTCTCTCCGACTACGTCCGCCGTGAGTGGCCCCGCCGCCGTGGTCCACCATTTCACGCAAGCGATTGATGGCGCGATGACCCCGCCGCCCCGGGGCGCCGCCGCGTTGCGCAGCGCCGTAAGGGTTGCGGCCGCGCTGCCTTGCCAATTGACAATCGTAACCGGGCCGGCGCGACCGCGATCCCGCACGGCATCAATGGAGGTCAGCGGCTTGGCCGGATCGCTGAACTCGTAGATCAGATTGAGAGGATCAAGTATCCGGCCCTCGATATTGTAGGCGGCTCCGAAGGTGCGCCTTTTCGCGCGCCCCTTGCAATCCGCCGACCCCTCAATCCCGCCGCTGCCAGCGAACGTGTCCGGCGCGAGCGGCTTATTCAACGCGACCGACATATCGCCGATCGTCAGCGTCAACACGCTATCCGTCGTGTCGGCGGTGGCAACCGTGGCCTTGAGGAAAACGGGCCATGTCGGAGCATCGCGTTCGTCGTCATCGACGCGAAGCGTGATCGCGGCGCCGTTCCAGTAGAGAGCGGCCAGGCGAGACACGAGCGCCGGGTCGGCCGACGAGAACTCAATCGCTGCCGTTTGCGGGATCGCGCCTCCGGTCCAGCCAGCATCGCCGAAATCTAGCCGGGTCGTGAAGGCGGGAAACTGGATCACTCCCCCGCGCCAGTCCGTGAAGCCAAGCCATGTATATGCGCGCACGCCACCATGAACTAGCCGGGTGGGCACGACGGCGCCGGTCGCAGGGTTGCGGGGCGACGCCTCGACGAGGAGCGTCCTCACGCGACGGCCCTGCGCGCCGTGGCCTGGATATTGGCGGCCCCTGTGATGCCATAGCCGGCGAGACGTGAGGCGATAGCATCGGGCAAGCTGCCGACGCCTGCCACGAGACGCGCCGTAAGCGCGTTGTTCTCGTCTGCCAGCCGGTTGCCCTGACTGATTGCCGCCAGTGTCTCCACCGTCGAATTTGCCGCTTCGTTCGCCCGTTGCGTCGCCAATGCTATGACCTTCTGCACGTTGTTTTGCGCCATCTGCCTGTCGCCGGCATATTCCGGCCCTGCCGTTCCGAAGTTCTCGCGGCCGCTGGACAACAGGCGTTGATAGAGCTGCGCGAGCTGGTCCGCCGCGCCAGCTTCGCCAGCTTCCGCCCTGCCCTGCACCGTGTTGATTTGGCCGAGGAGGGCGTTCCGCTGGTCGATCGGAGAGCCCTCGGCAAGACCGCCGAACTTCAATTCGTCAAGCAGGCTGCGCAGGCTCCCGACCTGATCGTCGAGCGTCTGTTCGATCAGCTTGGCCCGCTCCGCTGCGTTGGCACGCTCAACCGCCAGCACGTCCAATCCATACTTGCGCGCCGTGGCGACGTAGGCCGACGCATTGCGGTTGAAGTCGCGAAAGACCTTCTCCAGCTCCGCGCCGGTGCCGCCGATAAGTTCCTCGACCCGCTGCACCTTGAGCGCCTCGGAGACGGCCCGATCAACGTCGGAGTTCGATTGAAGCGCCTTTTGCATCGCAGAGGAAATCCCCTGGATCGCGCCGTCGGCGATAGCGTCCGCGAGTGCGTAGCCCCGGGCCGCCGCTTCGTCGTCGTCGAAATCCTTGCCGCCCTGGCTCTTTTTCAGTCGGCCCCGACCGCTCGTGTCGACGTGATAGGAATCGCCGCTCTTGCCGATCGAGACGGAAAATTGTCCCAGCTCGCCGCCAAGGGTCTCGACGATTTGGTTCAAGCTACCGAGAACGCTGTCGGCCAGGCCGCTCGCCTCCTTTCGGAGCTTGCTGGAGTTGCCGCCGGTGCCGGTTACAACGCCTTCCCCGTCGACATTGCCGATAGTGGCCGAACCGCGCTTCGTCGTCTTGAACAGGCCGCCCACGATCGAGCCGACCACGGAACCGATAATCTGCCCGCCTGGGACGAATGAACCGACCGCGCCGCCGATCTGGGCGCCGGTGGCGCTAGTCTTGACCCCGAGGGCCTTGCCGAGCGGCTTGAGGACGCTTTGCACGGCCGCGCCAGTCGCCGCGCCTTCGATGGCCTTGCCCGCGTTGATGCCAAACGTCTTTGCTGCGTCCGGAGAAATGCCGACTCCCTTTGCCAGCTTCTCCGCCGCGCCCGCGAAAATCTCTTGCGATCGCAGCGAGCGACGGCCGTTGACGACGATGCCCCCGTTATCGTTCGCCGCGCCGCTGGGCGCAGCATTTGGCGCGGCTGCGGGGTTGCCCACGACTTGCGCGCCCACGATCGCCGCGACCGCGCCCTTGATATCGCCCTTCGCCATGCTGGCCGCGATACCGGCCCCGCTTGGCGGAACGACCTGGGGGCCGGTCGGAACCGCACCAAGCGCGCCAGCCGCCTTGTCCGCAACATCGGCGAGGCGACCCAGCGGGTTTACGGTTCCTTCAACCGCCTCGGCCATGCGGGTCGAGGCGTCCTCGACGATCGTCGTCCCTTTGACTTGATCCTCCAGCTCGCGGAACGCGCCGCCGAACAGGTCCTCGAATATCTCGTCGGTGCGCAGCGTCTTGAATTCCGAAATGAGACGCTTCGGAAGGTCGGCAAGCCCCTCAAGCCCATCGGACAACACGCCGCGCACCGCGCCGCGAATCCCGCTGATCGCGTCGAGCTGGCGTTGCTGCTTTTCGTGGATCAAGTCGAGTTCGCGCGACTCTGCCCGGAGAGCCTGGACGGTCGCGAGAACGGCGTCCTTTCGTGCCGGGGTGAGCGGCCCCATCTGGCGCTCCAAGCCATAGACGATCCGCGCCGCCTCTGCCTCGTCGACCCGGCCCGCCGCGAGGAGGCGCGAGTTCGCAAGCGCGCGTTCCTGTTCCGCGACGAAATCGCGATACGGCCGGTTCAAGCCCTCGCGCACCGCGCCTTGAGCCTCTCGCGCGTCGGCGATTAGCTTCTCGAACCCCGGGGGCTTTTTGCGCGCCAGGTCGTCGATCAGGTCGTCGAGCTTGGCAACCTGATTATTGACCTCGCGCAGTAGCGATGGCGTATCGTCATATTGCGCCCGAATGCTGTTGATTGTGTTCGCAGCATCCCGGCCGAACTCGTCGCGCGCCTCGGTCGACTTAGGCTTAGGCGGCTTCTTAGGCTTGACCTTTTTGGCCTCGTTAAGGAACCCCTTGATCGCCTTCGTGTCGCCGTTAAGCGCCTTCTCAAGGCTTTTGAAATAACCGCCATTCTCAACCTCAACGCCGAGGTTCGATATCGTCGTCGCAACGTCGATAAACTGTTGCTCGGTGAGTTCCCCCTTCTTTCGCAGCACATCAAACCGCTTGATCGCGGAGTCGGTCGTTATCCGGCCATCTAGGGTCGCATTGATGATCTTGGCGCTGTTGCTGCGGTTCGTTTCGGCCGCGCCGGGGCGTCGCTCGCCCGCGCCAAATGCCTGCGAAAGCGAGCCGCCGAAGTCGTTCCGTCCTTTGCCAAGCGCGGTGCGCGCCTCCAGTTCGCGCGCGCGGGATTGAATTTGCCCGGCAATCGCCTGCGCACGCGCCAGCCCGAGGAGTGCCGTCGACTGGTTCTTGATCTTGCCCGTGTTGAGGTCGATCACGCTGCCGAGGATGCTTTGCGCGTTGCCGAACGCCGAACTTGAGAAAGCCGCCTTGTCGAGCGCGTCGGTTAAGTCGGTCGCGCCGAACGCCGCCTTGCCGAGCTTCTCCACGAACGGCGCCAGGACAAGCGCGCCGACCGTCAACGCGATACCCCACGGGCCGACGAGGAACGCGCCGACCTTGCCGATGCGGCCGCCCATTTCGGACGCGGCAAAGCCTGCCTGCCCGACCTGGGCAGAGAATGCCTGCACTGGGCTTGAGCCGAGCGAGATTTGCGTAAAGAAATCGCCGACCTGTTGACCCAGCGACCGCGCGCCGAATGCCTGCCGGTTCATGGCGGCCGCGTTGTCGTTCGCCGCCGTGTTCGACTTTTGCTGCACGCGTTCCAGCGCGGCTGTTGCAGCCGCGACCCGGGCCTGCGCAGAGGCGAGTTGCGCGGCGGCCCGCGTCTGTGCCGCACCGTCCTTGTCGGCCGCTGCCGCTACCTTGTCGTGCGCCGCCGCGAGCGCGGCCGAAGCTGCCGTCTGGCGGGCCTGTGCAGCCGTAAGAGCGGCCGAGGCAGAGACGTTGCCAGAGGTGGCGGCTTTGGCCTGGTTCAACTCGCCAGCTAGGCGATCCAGCGAATCCGCGTGTTGCTTCGTCGCGTCGGTGGCCGACTTCTCGGATCGGGTTGCGGCATCCGTGCCGCTGGCCTGGGATCGCGCGGCGGTGTCGGCCTTCTTGGAAGCGGTCGCGACACGGTCAAGCGATCCGGCGAACTTGTCCGCCTCGGAAACAGCGGCCGACCCGTCCGCGCGGATCGTAAGGCCAAGGTCGAAATCGTCTGCCATGCCACGCCCTTACTTCTTGCGGCTCCAGTAGCGGAGCGCCTCGTCCTCCATAACCCGGATATCAGGAAAAAGCGCGGGCACGTTGTCGATGCCGAGGAGACGGGCGGACGCCTCTAGTTCGGATCGTATGATATGGGTTCGGATCGGCGGGCCGAACGTCGGGAGCCATTTCCATGTCGCGTCGAGGAACAGAGCGACGCTGTTTTGCATATCGGGCCAGATAGGCACGCTCTCGACCTCGACCGTGACGGTGAGACCGAGAGCGGCCGGGTCTATGCCGAAGCGTTCGCAGTCCTTTTCGGCCTCGCTTTGACCGCCCTGCGACCCGCGCGATTTGATGGCGCGGCCGCTTGCCCATCGGCGGGCAATGCGTCGGAGTTTCCCTCCCGCGTCTCCACGCGGCCCATGATCGCGCCGAGATAGGCGACATGAAACGCGGTGAAAAACGCGGGTTGGCGCTGCATTAGGAGCTTTGCATTTTCAGGCGTGAAGGGGAGCGGCTGGCCGCCCGACTTGATCCGGCGCCAGTCCGAAACGACCTCGCGCAATACATCGCAACCGTCGCGGCCGTCGGCAAATATGGTTTCCAGTTCGTCGGCTTCTTTCAGCTCGACGCGCACTTCGATTTCGTTCTCGACCGCCTCCGCAAGTCCGGTTCCGTCTGCACCGCCGGGCTTGAGGCCGGGCCACTTGACAGAAATCCAAAGGAGGGGGCGGTCGAGAAGGTCGAACATCGAAGGGTCCTATTTGCTGGTAAAGACGATTTCGTCGTTACCCGCATTCGGAACCGCAGTCACCGGCATTGTCATCATCGTTTCGCCGTCCTCTTCGGAGAGGTCGACGTTGCCCGAGATTTGCAGGCGAGGGGCGTCGATCTGGACGATGTTGCCGGTGCCGGTGCCGTGGATCGCCTGGGCCGGCATGAATGACCCTGGGCGAATCTTGCTGAAATAGTCCTTGGCCGTGAGGCTGGGCACACGAGCCACGATCGTACCGGACCAAGAGCGATTACTCATTTTGATACGGTCGGCCGGGCCGATCAGCGAGCGCAAAGCGTTCTCGCCGTTGCTGTTCATTTCCCAGCGGCGGAGAGGCAGCGCAAACCCGTCGAGGGTGAACGTGGTGTTCTCGCTACTGGCGAGCAAAGGCTCCACGTAGCCCGTCAGCGTTACGGCTGCTGGCACCGCTTGTTCGGCCAGGGCGAGCGGGGGAACACCGAGGATCGAATAGGCGAAGAACGGAATTTCGTCGTCCTCGATCGTGAACCCCATAGAGCCGCGCGCACCGACCGTCTTAAGCAAGAGGTCGTCGATATAGGCCCAATGCGAGGCCGATTTGATCCCCGCCGTGATGGGATTCAGGACGACCGAACTTGCGCCGGGTGCTGGCGTGGCAAACCCGCAAATCTGCGCAGGAATCATCCATGGCGGTACTGCGGTGGCGGTGCCAGCCCCGTGCATTTCCATCTGGAACGATGCACCGCGCTTGAATGCCGACATGGTGACGGGATCGGCGCCGAAGAAAGCCTTTTCGATGCGGCGAACCTTTTGATCCGCATCCATGAATTGCGGCGCGTATTCCTGCACCTTGAGCGCATTCGCCGTCGTGGCCGGGCTGGCGTCAACGCCCTCGGTCGTCTCCAGCTTGAGGAGGACGACCTTGCTGTTCCAATCTTTGATTTCGCCGGGCATGTCTTAAGCCTCCTGCTCGTCGCGGTTCGCCTGGATCGCGGCGACGCGTTCTTCGTTGTTCGATGCGTCGGAAAGGTCGGCCCCCTCGGCGGCGGCAATCGCCTCAAGGTCGGCGACCGTCATCCGGGGGGAAATGCGACGCGCTTCGGCTTCGGCCTCGCGGTCGGCCGCCAGGCGCTTGCCCGCGTCCTCGATCAGCTCGCGCGACACGAGTCCATCGGGGTCCTCCGCCTTGCCGTCACTGGCGAGCGCTTCGGCGCGGAGGCGGCTGTTTACGGGGTAATCGCCGTGCAGCGCGACGCCGGTCTTTTCGTCCAGCTTGGGCGGCGACCATTCGGGGGCATCATCGGCCATGTTCTAGGGCTCCTCGGGGTGAAATAGAGCCCGAAGGATACGGCCGCCCCTGGTGAGCCGAAAGGCTGAAAGCCTAGCCGCGCTATCGCGTCGTGAGGCGGTAACTCGTGAGGAACATCACCTCGCCCCAAAACAGCCCGTCGCCCATCGCGCGGGGCTGGTATCGCTCATATTGAAGCGGGCCGAGCGCGCCGGGCGGGGTCCATCCCGCGAATGTCAGGATCAACGCCTTGCGGATTTGCTCGGCGAAATCCTTGTCGTCGTGCGCGGCGCGATCCATGCCTATGGCGAACAGCACCGAGACCCGCGTCGCGACCCGCTGGGCATGGCCTCCGATCTGCTTGTTCGTCTCGGCCGCCTCACTCGCGGTCGAAACGAAGGCCATCGGGGGGATGCCCTGGCTCTCCTCGATCGCTTGGGCCGCGTTCTGAATGTCGGTGACGGTCGTGAAATAGTTGAGGCCGGCAACACGATCACGGATTGCGGTGAAGTCCGGGCCGAATGCGTCGGCCGGATCGACCGGGTCGCCGTCGCCCCATGCGAACCGGCCATCGGGCAGCTTTATCCAGTTAGGCACGAATGAGATTCCTTAGAACGGCGATCCACGCCCGGGTTAGTTCGCGACGGTCGTCCGCGTCGACCCCCACGAACGGGCGGGCCGGAAGGTTGGTAACGCGGCCATGAGAGCGCACGTTGACGGTGCGGGGCTCGGGAAGCGGCACCCCGTATGCCGACCGAATGACCCGCGTGTGTCGCACGACAACCGTCTGTCGCCGCGAACCGAACTGGTTTGCAAGAGCCTTCACCGGGTTCTTAAGCCCGTCGCTGCCGATCGTAACTTCGTTCGGCCGAACCTCGTATCGGATCGAGTCGCGTAGATCGCCGGTGTCGGTCAACGTCTTGCCGGCGGGGAGCGGGCCCCGTGGCCCTACCGCCTCGCCCAAGGCGCGCTTACTCTTCGGCCAAGGGATGCCGCCTGGCCCTGCCTCGTTTGTGAAGCGCGCCAGGGTGGACGCCTCCAGAACCGACCCCGCGACCTCAAGCAACGGCTCGGGCCGCCCCCCAAGTTCGCGGACCTTAGCAGCGATCCGCCGGGCGCGCTCAAGCCCGGTTACGTCTACCGTGGCGGAAAAGCCGGCCACTTAGCGGTTGCCGCGCTTCCATGCGGCCGTTTCGCAGTAACCGCCGCCGAACGTCCCCATGTAGCGCCCGAGCGCGCCGCGTCCAAAGGTTGAAGGCTCGCCATCGCCGCTGGTGAGAACTGTTCCGGCCGAAGTGTCGATCGGAGCCGTCGCACCTTCGGGTACGGGGAGGTCAAGGCGCTGGAGCGATAGGTCTTTGAGCTGGTCCCGCACCCGGTCGGCCGCGTCTGTGGCCGCCGCAATCGGCCTGGTCCGAAACAGCCTCTCTCGCGCCAAGTCGCCGACCCAGCTTTTCACTATGCGGGGCACGGTCGAGAGGGGGAGGGCGTAACGCCGGCCGACGTATCCGTTCACGATGTCGGTTGCATCGGCGATAGCCTCCTCGACTTTCGCCTCGTCGACCTCCGGCGCCTGGCCTGGGGAGGCTCGAACCTCATTGGTGATTTGAGCCGTCTCTTGGACGCCGTAGCGCCGGATATATTCTTGCACGGTTAGGTAGGCGGGCATTGCGGGCGCTCCGGTGTTGCGCTCCGATGATACGCCCGAAGCGGGGCCGCGACTAGACCGGCGCACGTTGGTCTAGTCGCGGAGCCCATCGGGGATAAAGATCAGGCGGCGAGAGCCTGCACGGCTGCGACCGAAGCATTGCCAGCGCGCCGGCCGTAACCGATCTTGCCCGGGTCGTTCGGGTGCGTGTTGTCCGATCCGATCCACGCGGCGCGTTCGGTCGCGTCCGCGAACCATCCCAGCCCGGCCGGGCTGCTGTCGAGCCATATACAGCGCTTGTTGCCACCGGCGGCCGCCAGGAACCCGGCCCGGATCGCGTCATGCCGGCTCTGTGGCGTCGTGGTGCCTAGCGTAGTCTGCGGCCCCCATGCGACGATTACGGCGTTCGGCTGTCGCGCCATAACCTCGGCTGTTAGCAACTGCATTTCGGTCTGGCAGTCGGCGTCAACTGCGGTGAAATTGGTATCGTTGACGCTCGTTTGAATGGCGACGAGGTCCTGTTCACCGATGAATGACACGTCGATATCGCCGGCCAACACTCGCTCGCGATAGGTGCCATTTGTCCCGCCTGGGTTTAATAGGCCGGTGCCGCCGTTCGCGCTCTGATTTGGATTCACCACGCCAAAGCGTTCGGCGAAGTAAGTCGCCCAATTAAGTTTCACGCTCTTGGTGCCGCCGCTTAACTGCCCGTTCGCCCAACTGTCGCCGAGGATCGTTATTTTTGCCTCGGGCGAGGCGGGCGCCTTGGTGATCGTATATCCGGCCTCGCAATTGATGCCACGGAACGCGCCGAGGTTGGTCGTGTATACCTCGATAATGCGGCTCGCCCGCGTCGCGAAGGTGAGGCGGACATAACGCCAGTTGCTACTTCCGAAGGTGATATCGCCATCGCTGGCCCGCGCACGAACGCCCGTCGCAACGTCGGTAACGTAGATCACGAAGTTCGCCGCCGATAAGTTCATGCAGAAATCCATGTCGATCGCGCTCGTCATGAACCGCAAGCCTTGACCCGACTGCCCCCTCTTCGCGAGCGTGCTACGGTTGCCCGTCATGCCCTGGCCCTGATACTGATTGCCGGACGGGCCGAGGACAATCTTGCCCGACACGCTCTCAAAGACGGCCAGGTCGTTCGCCTGATACATGCCGGAACCATAGCTTATCGTCATGGCTGGATTCACGAGGCTGGCGGCGAAGTCGGCACCTTGCGAGATTGTGGGCAGGGTGCCCATGACGCCGTCTATCGGCGAAATCGCCCGGGCCGCGCTAGCCAAGAGTCGCGTAGCGGCGGCAATGGGCGTCGGGCTCGCCAGCTTTGAGGCGTCGAACCCCGGCGCGTTCCGTGCCCGCTCGTATCCCGTCGTCGTAGGGTGGATTTTGTCGGTGTTCACTAGCGCAGGGGTGCTACTTGCGTAGACGCCGCTGTTCTTCGCGCTTTCGAGCGCCAGCGCTGTATCCATGCAGAACGCCAAGCCGTTAGGCAGTGTGCGCATCCATTCCGCCACGATGACTCGCTGTGCATCAAAGTTGGCGGCGGTCTGCCCACTGGCCAGCGTGAGGTCGGTGTATGAGCCGATGACAGGCGCAGGCGTGGCGAAGAAAAAGGGCTTACCCGGGAAAAAGCCTCGGATCGTCGTGAGGTCAGAGATAATGTTCGCACCGGACCGCCCGCCCGACACGTCGTTGATGCCCAAGTTCGTACCCAAGGCCGTGAAGTTGCCGCGTTCGTACAGTGCACGTCGGATCGTGCTGCCGGTGATGTAGCCTTGAGCCAGCTCGCCATATGCGCCGATGTTGACGTGTGGCAATCCAGCAGCCGCCAAAGTAGGCGAGATGAGGCCGCGCGTGTTGTTCACGTCTGCACCGCCACCAAAGCCGGCGCACTCGCTGTCCCCGAAAGCGAAGATCGCTGGGCTGGTCGCCAGGGCGTATAGACCCACCGGCGCGTACATCGTTAGCGCGTTGGTGGAGGTGTAGTCACCGGTGCCTTGCGTGCCGTCGGTAACGCTCGCGCCATATCGGAAGCGCTCGCCAGCAGGGGCGTTGATCGACGTGAAGTTGAGGCCCTGCGCCGCGACATAGGGAAAGCCTGCCGGAGCATTCATCCACGTTCGCACAATGACCTTGGCACCTTTAGGCGGCTGCGTACCGACGAAGCCATCGGGTCGCGCGAAACCGCCGTTGGGGATTGTGCCCGTAGGCGAGCCGCCAAACGTCCAGTAGCCATAGTTTATCGTCTTGTCGGCGCTAAGCAGTCCACACCGCACGCTGATGTCTCCACCCGTGCCCTTGTCGGTGTTCGTCGCGCGGTCCCACCACGCGTTCATATATTCGGGTGCGTACTGCCCGGTGAAATCGCCTGCCACGGTGAACAACGCATCGCTCATGGCCTGCGGGGTACTGCCGACGGCGTTTGGCATTCCCATACCGCCATAAGAGATCACGCGCATTGCTGCGGATGGGCTCGGCGTTGGTGTGGAGGTGGATTGTTTCACAGCCGGGTATAGGGTCACTGTTCGCTGATTGCCGTCGCTAGCGATAGTGATCTTGACCGGCGCGCCCGCGACGAACGGCGTTGATCCAGCGACTAGGATTCGACCGGATAGAGCGACCCGCCCGCCAGCATCATCGACAAGAGAGAGCGTCGCCGCGCTCCCCGGCGTCCTCACGCGCGCCAGGAACGACCCTGCGGCGGCACCCACGACCGGGGCGGCGTCCGATAGAGAAATGCCAGACTCGACCCGACGCGCGACGAATGAGGCATAGGCGGGACCCACGTCGCCCGGTGCCGACGCCACGGCCATATCGTCCACCAAAATACCGCGCTGCATCATGGCGAGCGCGAACAATTCGTCTGCGTTGCTTGCGGTGATAGTGATAGCCGCTCCAGCCGATACGGGGCCGGAGGAAAGGATTTCGTTGCCGGTCATCTTGAGTTGCATGGTCGTTCCTTATTTCTGGCTTTAGCTTGCCGGGAGGGCGAGGACATCGAATTGAACCCCTGCCGGCGCCACGACGAACGGCACGAGCCCGAGGCCGAGAATCGATTGCGTCCTAAAGCACTTGATCGTTGCGCCCGTGGTCGTGATCGTGCCGACGACCGGGAAACAGGTCGGCACCTGCGTATCGGCGGACGAGACGTAAGGCGTAACCGTGAGCTTGGGAACGCCCGGCATAGCCGGCCACGTCAAGGCGGCCGTGCCAGCGGCCCCTGTAACGCCGGAGACCGTGCGGGAAATGCGCGGGGCTTGATCGTCGGGCCGGCGATAGCGGGGCGAGCTGCCGAGACTGCCGGCCGTTGCCATGTCGGGCGTCGGCGGGCTTTCCGAGGGGAGCGGGATTTGCGCCTGCACCGCCGCGACATCGGCGGTCGTGGCGGGCTTTTCCAGCGAGGTAATCAGTTGAGCCTGCGCCGGGGTCGCTAGGGCCAGGGCAGCGAGGGAAAGGAGGTGTCGCATCGCGGTTTCCTTACTTGGTGTCGCCGGAGATAAACGCGGTCGCGCTCGCGGCCTTGGTGAAACAGCTTGTTCCGCTGCTGAAAGCCACCGACACGCCCGCCGAAAGGTATAGCGGCGCGGCGCGGAGGTTGAGGTCGAGCGAACTATTCGCGGCCAGGAAATAGCACTTTGCGGGCGTCACCGCGCCATCGGCCGGGATCGTGGCGGAGTTGAACACTTGCACCACGCCCGCCGTCGCGCCGCTCACGACGTTAAGGCCGAACAGGTTCCCCGCGCTCGCCTTGAGGATGCGCGCGCCCTCGGCCGCCGTCGAAGCGCTGGGAGCCACGCCGGAGACGCTGGAGCCGTCCGACACGCTCACGACATAGCCTTGGCCCGAGGTGTTGCCCTGCCACGCGTAGGAGTTGGAGCCGCTCACGACACGGGCGACCGAGTTGGTGTGCAGGCCAGGGACGGAGGTCGCTTGCGCGCCGGTGCTGGTCGACGAAACAGTCGCGCCGGTCGTGCTGTTCGCGCCGAAGAGGGACACCTCAAGGTTGGCCCGGCTGTCGAGCATGAGGTCGCCCCGCTGCCCGTCAGTGAGGGTCGGAACCGTCGATCGGTAGACGCCTGCCACCTTGACCGGGTTGCCCGCATCCGCGACGCCCGAGGCCACGTTGCCGACCATGTAAGTGCCGTTTGCGTCGCCGCGCGAGGCGACGGTTGCTGTTCCGGTCCAGTTATAGCCCGCGACCGCGAGCGGCGTGTCGGAGAGAGCATTCGTTGCCCGGTTCTGCGGAAAGATCGCGCTTGTGCCGCCCTCCGCCGATCCGATGTTAGAGCCTCGGCCGAGCATCAGCGTTCGGAGATTTCCGCCAATGTCTGTTTGCACGTCCACCCGCGATCCCGGCGAGGCGTTCGCCAGAGTGCCGCCGGTCGTGTACGCGCCGCCGATCTTGACCGGGTTGCCGGTATCGGCCGCGCCCGAAGCGACGGTGCCCTCGACTTGCCGGAGCGTGCTGCCGCCGCCCCCGCCCGTTCCGCCCATCGTAGCGATCGTGCCGTCGGGGTTGACGATGAAGGTTTTTCCGACCGTCGTCGGGGAGCCGGATGGGTTGACCGTATTCGGCGCGGTGACGGTGACTGTCTGCGCCAGGGCGGCGACGGAACAAGCGAGGGGGAGAACCGCGCCGATCAGGAAACGAAGGGGTCGAAACATGGGGAAGCCTTTCAAACGAAAA